TAATTTATAATACACAAGCTAACGGTGGTTCTAATACTACTGAAGCCGTATGTGTTGTAGCTTTCGGTGGAAACAAAACTGTTTCTTCAGGAACGTTTACAATTCAATTTCCAACTAACGACGCATCGTCTGCTATTCTGAGATTAACAGCATAGGGGGTCAATCCTTATGTCTTTAATTAGAACTTTTACAGTAACAGTTGCAAATGTTGGTGGTGCCAATTATTATTTTATTGATGGTGTTAGACAAGCCACAGTAAATCTTGCCGAAGGTTACACATATAAGTTTGATCAATCAGACGGTACTAACGGCAATCACCCTTTTAGATTTTCAACAACAAATAATGGTACGCATGGTGGTGGGTCCGAATATACTACAGGTGTAACTACTAATGGAGTACCCGGACAAGCAGGAGCATTTACTCAAATAGCCGTAGCTGCTAGTGCACCACAACTTTATTATTATTGTACCAACCACTCGGGTATGGGTGGACAAGCAAATACTGTAGATTCAAATTCATGGGGTGTTCTTCAATGGAATCAAAATAGTTGGGGAAGTCAAGATAGTGTTGATTTAACTCTTGATGGTTTTTCAACAACAGTATCTGTAGGAAATGTTGATGCTCTATCTGATACAGGATGGGGTTCAGATGGTTGGGGTGTAGAGGATTTTGGTGATTCTGGACTTACAATTCCTATAAATGGTTTTAATATAGTTTCAACATTAGGTACAGTACTAGCTGGGTCTGAAGACGGATGGGGTGCTGATGCATGGGGCGACAATAACTGGGGACAAAATACTACGACTGTATCTATTGATGGTTTATCGATGTCAGCTCATCTTGGACCAGATGGTTGGGGAATAGATTCATTTGGTAATGGACAATGGGGAGATCCATTTGCATTTAATCCAGAAAGTATAATTGTACCAACAGGTCAAGTTTTAGCTGCAGATGTAGGTGATCTTACAATCAGTAGACTTGATATGATATTTACTATTTCTTCACCTGGAACAATAGGTACAGGTCTTGGTACTTTAAACGTAGGTAATGGTGCAGACTTTACACAAGGTTTAGCAAGTTTAACAATAGAAGCTGATGTAGGATCAGTAGTAGCTTTACCAAATACAATTGCAGCATTAAATGGTTTAGAAATTACAGCAGAAGTTGCATCACTTTCCACAGGTTCAGTAGAGTTAGTTGATTTAACAGGAGTAGTTTTAAGAGGTGCGATAGGATCAACTACTGTAGACAGCATGAGAGTTGGTTTAACAGGTTTAAGTTTTGCAGCAGATGAAGGCGCGATAAGTCCAATAAATATGACAGTAGGATTGACAGGACTATCGTTTACTGGTAGTTTAAACACCATAGGTTTCGGAACAATTGGTTATGTAGATGTTGACATTACAGGTAATACATCATATACAGACGTTAATCACGCAGCTTAATAGGAGAACAAAATTATGGCATCAACTTTTACAAACCTCGGCGTAGAGCTAATGGCAACTGGCGAAAACGCTGGTCAATGGGGAAACAAAACTAACGCAAATTTAAATCTTATAGAACAACTTACGGGTGGAGTTTTACAAGTTTCTACTGCTGGTGGTGCTGGTAATACACTTTTATCTGTTGCCGATGGTGCTTTAACAGGTACTGCTCAACAAAGAGTTATAGAATTAACAGGATCTATTACTGGAAACAGAGTAATACAGTTTCCTCTTCTTACAGAAAATTTTTACATTATTAAAAACGGAACAACTGGTGCATACACAGTACAATTAAAAGCTGTATCTGGTTCAGGTGCAACAGTTACTTTTTCAGCAACAGACAAAGGATATAAACTTATTTATCTTGATGGTGTTGCAACTAACACTGGTCTTTTTGAAGCTACTGTAGGGGCAACTGGAGATGTAACTCTTACAGGGACACAAACTTTAACAAACAAAACTTTAACTGCACCTAAGATTGGAACTTCAATTTTAGATACTAACGGAAACGAATTATTACTTTTAACAGCTACAGGTTCAGCGGTTAATGAATTAACTTTAGCAAATGCTTCAACAGGCAATGGACCAATTCTTTCAGCAACAGGTGAAACTAATGTTGATATAAATTTAAACCCTAAAGGAACAGGTGTACTTAAAAGTGCAACAGCTGCAGTTAAAATTGCAGGAACAGAGACTATGTGGATTCCATCTTCAGCTATGTATGGTGCAGAAACTAATGGTGCTGATGCACAACAAGTTGAAACAACAGCAACAAGACCTGATATGAAAGTATTAGATTTTGATGCAGGTACAGATGAGTTTGCACAATTTTCAGTAGCTTTCCCTAAATCATGGAATGAAGGTACAATTACTTATCAAGTATTCTGGGCACCGGCTTCAACAAACACAGGTAACTGTATTTTTGGTTTACAAGGTGTAGCAGTTGGCGATGGTGATACTATTGATATCGCTTATGGAACTGCAATAAATATTACAGATGCCGGTATAGGAACAGTTGAGGATCAACAAGTTTCTCCAGTAAGTAGTGCAGTTACAATTGCAGGTTCTCCTGCAGTTGATCAACAAACTTACTTTCAATTATTTAGAGATGCAAACGCAGGTGGAGATACATTTAGTGCCGATGCAAGAGTACTAGGTGTTAAATTATTCTTTACTACTGATGCAGCTAACGACGCATAAAGGGTTTAGATATGAGAGATTTAAAAAATAAACTTACATCAAGTAAGAACACAAATAATATACAATCAAGAAGAGGTAAATCATTTGGTTACCAAGTCTTAGGATTTGGAGCAGGTGGTGGAGTTCCAAGAGCACCCTATGATATATCATTTTTAGTTATAGGTGGCGGTGCTTCTGGTGCTACTTCATCTTCTGCAGGTCACTCAGAGGCCGGTGGTGGTGGTGGAGCTGGTGGTTTTCGAACTGCAACTGAAACATCAGTTGCTCTTGATACAACAATTACAGTAACAGTAGGAGATGGTGGAGCACCTGTTGGTGCTGCAAATACTACCGGTAATCCCGGTTCTATTTCTAAATTTGTTGCTTCAGGTTTAACAACAATTGAATCAGCTGGTGGCGGTGGTGGCGGACAAAGTAACGTAGCCGGTCAAAATGGTGGTTCAGGTGGTGGTGGAGGTGCTGGTCCAGGCGGATCACCAAAAGGTTTAGGTAACACTCCAAGTACTAGTCCATCTCAAGGTAATGATGGTGGTGCAGGTCAAAATGGAGCCCAAGGAGGCGGCGGTGGCGGAGCCGGCGGTACTGGTGGTACTGGTGGTCCATCAGGAAATCCTTCAGGAAATGGGGGTGGAGCTGGTACAGCAAGTTCAATAACAGGTTCTTCAGTAACAAGAGCCGGCGGTGGCGGAGCTGGTTATCCCGGTCCTGGTGGTACTGGTGGAGCTGGTGGCGGTGGTGCTGGCGGTGGAAACGGAGCTGCAGGACAACAAGGCACAGCTAACACAGGATCTGGTGGCGGAGGATGTAATATTAGTGGTGGAGCTGGTGGCGGTGGTAAAGGTGTTGTTATATTAAGTTTTCCAACATCACAATTTTCAGGAACTACAACAGGTTCTCCAACAGTAACGACAAGTGGTGATAATACAATTCTTCAATTTAACTCAAATGGGACGTACGTATCATAATGGCATCATTCGCAAAATTAGATTCAAACAATATAGTAACAACGGTAGAGTCCGTAAGTAATAACGTATTAAATAATCCAGCTACAGGACAAGAAGAAGAAGTAAGAGGACTTAATTTTTTAAGAAATTTATATAATGAACCTGAAGCAGTTTGGAAACAAGCTTCTTATAATACTGTAGGTGGTGTTCATTTATCAGGTGGTACACCTTTTAGAAAAAATCATGCATCTATAGGTTGTACATATGATGAAAGTAGAGATGCTTTTCTTTCTCCTGCTCCTACATTAACTCCTAGTTTTGTATTAAATGAAACAACTTGTTTATGGGAAGCACCCGTAGCTATGCCAGATTTATCAGGATTAAGTGAAAATCAAGCATATGTTTGGAATGAGGAAACCCTGAGTTACGACATAATTGACATTCCAGTTTATTAAGATATATTATTTTTAATTAAAATAAACATTAAGAAAGATAAATGAAAGCAATAACAATAGTAGGCGGAGGCTCTGCAGGTTGGATGACCGCAGCAACTTTAATTAAGTTTTTTCCTAATAAAAAAATAACTGTAATTGAAAGTCCGGATGTTTCAACAGTTGGGGTAGGGGAAAGCACATTACATCAGTTTACTAAATGGTGTGAGTTATTAGAAATAGATGAAAAAAAATTTTTAAAAGAAACAGACGGAACCTACAAGTTAAGTATTAAATTTACAGATTTTTATAAAAAAGGTAAATCTTTTCATTATCCTTTTGGTATTCCAGACGAAACAGAAATGTCTGCAGGTATTAATAGTTGGTGGTTAGCTAAATTAAAAAATCCTAAAAAACTTAATTCTAGTTATGTTGAAACTTTTTACCCTCAAATGCACTATGTAAATAACAATAAATTTTCTGATAAACTTCCATATGCTTTTCATTTTGATTCATCTAAATTTGGTAAATGGTTAAAAGATAATTATTGTATTCCTAGAGGTGTCAAATATATAAAAGAACATGTTGAAGATATACAGCAAGATGAAAATGGAATTGTTTCTTTAAATAAAAAACACAAAGCTGATTTATATATTGATTGCACGGGGTTTAAATCTTTATTGCTTGGCGAAACTTTTAAAGAACCTTTTGAATCTTATAGTGAAATGCTTCCTAATGATTCTGCTTGGGCTACTAGACTACCTTATAAAAATAAAAAAACAGAAATAGTTTCTTATACAAATTGCACTGCTATTCAAAATGGTTGGGTATGGAGAGTTCCTCTATGGTCTAAAATTGGAACTGGTTATGTATATTCTAGTAAATTTATAGATGATGATAGTGCTTTAAAACAATTTAAAAAATATCTAGGTGTAAAAAATTTACAATTTAAAAAGATTAAAAGTAAAGTAGGTATTTATAAAAGACTATGGGTTAAAAATGTGTGTGCAATTGGATTGTCTGCTGGTTTTATTGAACCTCTAGAAGGAAACGGTTTATTTTCTGTTCATGAATTTTTAATTAATTTAGTAAGAAATTTGCAACGCAATAAAGTTTCTCAATTTGACAAAGATAATTTTAATTTTTTTTGCAGAGAAGTTTTTGATAACTTTGCAGAATTTGTTGCTTTACATTATGCACTTTCGCATAGGGATGATACCCCTTATTGGAAAAGTATACTTAATACTCAATGGAGTAAAACTATGTTAAATAGATTACCTAAACTAGGAAACGGAATTGATTCTGCTGTTAGAAACAGAGCGTTTGGTTTTCAACATTCTTCTATGGGAGGTCTTCATTGTATTGCTGCAGGTATGGATTGGTCTCCAACTGATGAAATAAGTCTTCTTAGGCATAATAGTAAAAAACAATTAGAAACAATATTAAAAAGAGCCTCAATAGAAGTTGACTGTAAACATGGAAAAAATAATAATGTTGATTTAAAAAAAGAAAAAAATTTATTTAATTATTTAAAGGAGATACATACAATATGATCAAATCAAATATTCATGGAATATTTCCAACCCCTATTTATATTTCTGGGTTAAATAGAAAACTTACCGGTAAAGAAAATAAATTTGTAGAAACAACTAAAAAAAGTATTTACAAAAACGAAGGGAACACGACTTCTAACGATACATATATTCTTAATAATAAAAATTTTAATACATTAAAAAAAGAATTAGAAGTAATAGTACAAGATTATTTTAATCAAATATTATCCACAAAAAATGTAAGTCCATACATAACTCAGTCTTGGTTAAACTATACTGAAAAAAATCAATTTCATCATAGACATAGACATCCTAATTCATTAGTGTCAGGTGTGTTTTATATTAATGCGGATGAGAAACACGATAAAATTTATTTTTATAATGAGAAACATTCTGTTATCGTACCAGAGGTTAATGAGTTTAATACGTTTAATTCTATGTCATGGTTTTTTCCGGTTAAGACAGGTCAATTATTTTTATTTCCTTCTTCGTTGGAACACATGGTTGACACTAAAAAAGGAAACAACACTAGAATTAGTTTAGCTTTTAATGTATTTGTTAAAGGCGCACTAGGTGAAGATAAAACTTTAACTGAATTAAAACTGTAGTGAAAAAAGAAAAATTAGTTGATTACATTCTTCATTTAAAAAATTGGATACCTAAAAAAATTACTAAAAAAACTGTAAAAGAAATATCTAAAAAAACATGGGAACCACATACTCATATAGATTTTAAAAATTTAAAAACTATTGTTAAAAAAAATGAATTAGATGTATGTTGGTCGGAAGATTCTTTAACTTATAACAAAGAACTCCATGATTTAATTTGGAAAGCATTAGAAAAATATATATTAAAAGAATATAAAAATAAATATCATAGGACCTGGGCTGGTTTTTCTTTTATTAAATTTAATAGATACAATAAAGGTCAAATAATGACTAAACATATTGATCATATTAAATCGTTGTTTGAAGGTGAAAGAAGGGGTAACCCAACATTAAGTATAATAGGTGCTTTAAATAATAACTATACTGGTGGAGAATTAATTTTTTTTGATGACTATAAAATTATATTAAAAGAAGGCGATTTACTTTTGTTTCCCTCTAATTTTCTATACCCTCATAAAATTAAACCGGTTACTAAAGGCAAACGTTATTCTTTTGTAAGTTGGTCCTGGTAATTAATAATGAAATTTCTTTATTACTACATTAGCGATTATTTAAAACCAGACGAAATTAAAAACCTTAACTCAAGGTTTAATAAAAAATCTGAAAAATTTACTAAGCAAGCTATTACTCTTAAGACTTCTAAAGCAGTGCAAATGCCTTACGAAGAATTAAAAAAAATTAAAGATGTAAATTACGACATTTTAAAAATTAATAGAGAAGCGTTTGGTTTTGGTTTATATGAAAATATTAATGATTGGGCAGTGCAAAATACTTATAAATCTACTAATCAAGGAGAATATAAATGGCATACCGACGGAGAAGAATATGATAAAAAATTTACAACTAAACTAACCACACTAATTAATTTATCAGAAAAAAAATATTCAGGAGGGGACTTTTTTTTGTTTAATAACCAACCCATGGAGATAAAAGAGTTAAGTAAACCTGGATCTTTAATAGTATTTCCATCGTTTATACCACATAAAGTAACTCCTGTTACAAAAGGAACTAGAATAAGCTTAACTGTTTTTAAAACAGGAGGGTGGTGGAAATGATTTATTACAAATTCCATTATTTTAAAACATTTGAATTCCCTTTAGATCTGATATACTACCTAATAAACAGGATTTTATATGTTACAAAAACTAGGTTTTGCTCCAGGAATTAACAAACAAGTAACCGAAACAGGGGCCGAAGGTCAATGGTTTGATGGTGATAATGTTAGGTTTAGATACGGCTCACCTGAAAAAATAGGCGGTTGGGATCAGTTGGGTGATAATAAACTTACTGGGGCCGGTAGAGCCTTACATCATTTTGATAATAATAACGGGGTTAAATACGCAGCTATAGGAACTAACAGGGTATTGTATGTTTATAGTAGTGGACAGTATTATGATATTACACCAATTAGAACTGCTATAACCGGTTGTAAATTTTCAAGTTCATCAGGAACCCCCACTGTTACTATTACTTTTCCGTCACCGCATGGAATGAATGAAGATGATATTTTATTTTTTGATGGTGTTACTGGGTTAAGTGGTTCTACTTTTACTAACGCAGCTTTTGAAGAAAAATCTTTTATGGCAACTTCGGTTCCAAGTTCTACAACAATTACAATTACCATGGCAACTAATGAATCAGGAACACCTTTAAATAATTCTGGTGATGCTACTGGTAATATTTATTTTAGCGTAGGGCCTTCTCAACAATTAGGTGGGTTTGGTTTTGGTACAGGTAATTATGGCGGAACTGCTTCTGGTATTGCAACAACTACTTTAAAAACAGCTTTAACAAACACAACAGGAACAACTGTTGTTCTTACAAGTTCTTCAGCGTTTCCTGCTTCTGGAGAAATTAGAATTGACAACGAGGACATTAGTTACACAGCCAATGACCAGGCAACAGGGACCTTAACTGGTGGTGCTAGGGGTGTTAATGGTACAACCGCAGCAACTCATTCTCAGAATGCAGCCATAAGTAATATTTCAGATTTTGTTGCATGGGGTGATGATTCTAAAAATGATGTAACACTTAATCCAGGTCTATGGGTTTTAGATAATTTTGGTACAAAACTAATAGCATTAATTTATAATGGGGAATGCTTTCAATGGGATTCAGCACCAACAAATGCTACTTCAGTTAGAGCAACACTTATTGCAGGAGCTCCCACAGCTTCACGTCATGTATTAGTTTCAACACCGGATAGACACTTAGTATTTTTTGGTACTGAAACTACTATAGGAGATAAAAGCACACAAGATGATATGTTTATAAGATTCTCGGACCAAGAAAATATTAATGAATACACTGTAAAAGCAGAAAATACAGCGGGTACACAAAGACTGGCTGCAGGTTCTAAAATTATGGGAGCCATTAAAGGTAGGGACGCTCTATACGTTTGGACTGACACATCATTATTTTTAATGCGATTTGTAGGTCAACCGTTTACTTTCTCCTTTGAACAAGCCGGTACTAACTGTGGATTGATTGGTAAAAATGCATGTGTTGAAGTAGATGGTACTGCATATTGGATGTCTGAAAATGGTTTCTTTGCATACGATGGACAACTACAATCACTACCTTGTTTAGTAGAAGATTATGTTTATGATGATCTTAACACGGTATCTAGAGATCTTATTAATTGTGGTTTAAATAATTTGTTTA